TAAAGAAGGTCAGCCACAACGGCCAGAATTATTAAGGCCGATGGCGCAAGAATTAATTAATATTGGACAACAAGCATATGAGCGAGGAGCTCCTGAGATTCCAAGGTTTGGCACAGGACGTCCACAAAGCCAAACTTTAAGAGCATACGATGAACTAATTAATAGGATGCGTCCAGAAAGAACTACAGCGCAGAGAGCAGCAGCTGCAGTTGCTCCATATGGTGCTCAGGGAGGAGCCTCTATAGGGCAGCTTATAGGAACTGCTTTAGGAGGTCCAGGCTTTGGAACCGTTGCAGGAGGAGCTGCTGGAGCTTTAGGAGGACTTGGTTTGGGTGCTGCATTAAATAAATTATCAAGGCCTGAACCTGAGTTAGCACAATTAGGTAGATTATTATCTGGCACACGTGCTGGATGGCTTAGAGGTGGAACAAGAGGACTTGCGGGACTTATATCTGGAGAAGATCCAAGATCAACATTAAGGACAGGTTTTGGACTGTTTAGAAGAAGGGCTCCACAGGGTAGAGTAGGAAGATTAAGACAAAGTCTTGGTAGTGGCGTCAGAACAGCAGGTGAATGGCTAGGTCAACCAGGTAGAGCAGAGCAAATACGAACTGGGCTAGAGATAGGTGAAGCTGCTATGGGTCTAGGGCGTGAGCTTGGTCTAGATAAACTTTTGGCTAGAGGTGCTCGAGGATTAGGGCAACGATTAGGTATATTTCCTCAAACTCCTCAACAATATACCCCTCAAGGTGATTTGGCTGGAATGGCAATTAATCCTGTACTTGCAGGATTTGTTCCAGCATTACAACAACAAGCAGAACGATATATGGGGCGCCAATTACCTGCAGAGATGTTTACAAGAGGGTTAGATGCACAAATGCTTGCAGCTATAGGACCTCAACTAGCAAGACAGGAAATAAAACAATCAGCTATTAGGGGTAAACGACAAGCATTGGCACAACGAAAAGCAGGCATTGAAGTTAATAGAGCAACTCAAGAAGCTCTTAGTAGATTAACTGGACAACAACAAGAGCAAGCTTTTGGTAGGGCTGTAAGGCGCGAAGGCCTTAGAGGTAGAGAGATGGTTGAGCGTGCAAGAATGCAGGCACAAAGAAATCAACTTGCTCAAGCAGAAGCATTATCTGGCCAGCAAGTGAAACTTCAAATGCCACTAGAAAGAATACCTCAGCAGCCTGGCGTACCAGAAGCGTTAATGGCAACTGGAAGCGCACTTCAACAAGCAACCACACCATTCGTTCAATCAAGAATTATGCAAGCACTTAATCAGTCTGCACCGATACAAGTAAATCCAGTAGCTACCTCGCCGACTAGATTAACGAGCAGCGATTATGATGTAAGTATAACTTAGGAGTAAAATAATGGCTTATGATCAAAATTTCCAGAATTTTACCCCCGGAGGCCAAGCTATTGGAATGCTAGGGGGAACATTGAGTCAGATTCTCGGAGGCTATCTTGGAGCTAAATTAGAGCAAGATAGAACACGAAGAGAATTCGACGCTAACAGACGAATATTAAAAGCTAGATATCCAAATATGCCTGATGAAGAATTATCTCAGTATGCCCAAATTCCTTCGCAACAGCTCCCTCAAATGATGCAAGGCCTAGGAGCATCAGAATTTCAGAGAGTTATGGGGGGCCAACAAGCTGGAATGCAACAACAGCAACAACCACAAGAGAGGTATGGATTTACCCCAGAAGCATTAGGCATAGAACAACAACAGTTAACACAAATGCCAGAAGGCCAGTTGCGAGATGTTGGTAAGGCTGTTGCGCAACGAGCACCGGCTCCTCGAGATGATAGAATGACCAGAGATGATAAGATAGCAATCACAGACGAACTTAATGATATATCAGCATTAGAAGACAGATTGGCAAACTCTAACCTTACTCAGCAACAATATATGCAAGTAGCAAAACACATACAAGATAGAAGAGGTGCTGTGCAGCAGACTATTCTTGAAGATAGAAAACTCCAAGCTAAACTTGATAAATTAGATTTAGATAGGCGGGCAGATGAGAGAGCGCAAGTAAAGCTTGATAGTGATCTTGCAGAAAAAAAATATAATCGATCTTTAGCAGAACGTAAAGCCCTTAACGATCTATACTACAAAGATTATGCTGAAATGCGACAGAATAGTGCGCAATTGCATGAAGATGTTACAGTTCTTGAGCGAATGAGAGATATGAATAACGATCCTGCAACTAACTTTGGGTACCAATCGTGGAATAATTTTGCAGATCTTATTAATAAGAAGATTGGTCTTAATCTAGATTCATATTTAAATCTTAATGCGCAAGAGCAAAAGAAACTTTCAGCTGACTTATATAAGCGTTTGCCAGCAAAGATGAAGGGCCAGGGTAGAATGACAGAGATTATATTTGATAAATTTACCAAGGCTCTCCCAAGCGTTAATCAATCTCCAGAAGCACGAGCTAGAGTTTTAGAATATCTTATTGCCCAAACCAAATTAGAAATGCAGCCATACGAGATAGCTGCAAGAATTAGGCGCGATAATAATTATAACTTTGTTCCAGGATTCTTTGACAAAGTAGAAGAGAAGATGAAGCCATATTACAAGGAATATGGAAAGACAGTGCGTAACGCCGCAAAGAAACTTAAGAAAAACAAAGCACTCCAAAAGAAAGAAAAGCAGTTCGCGCAGAGAGGTACAGGAGCCATAGTTGGAGGAGCGATTGGAGCAGGTAGCGGATTAGCTGGTGGAGCATTAGCGGGTCTTGCAATAGGAGGACTTCCTGGAGCAGCAGTAGGAGCAGCACTTGGAGGTCTAGGAGGCATGGGTCTTGGAGGAGCTGGAATGATTGGCGGTGAAGCTGCAGTTCGTGGAGGGCAAGCAGCAACACCAGTACAACAAGCTGAAAGATCTCTTGCTTTAAGTGATATTTTATCAGCTTCAAATCCAATGGCATATAGACGTTAATATTAATTAAATGACAACGTATATTGAAATAAGAATTATTGGTTAACTTTAGGAGATAATAATGGCAATCAAAGAAAGTTTGCCTCGCATATTTACCTCATATGGTAAGAAAGTCGAGGTAATAGATTTAAAAAATATTGCATTAGAATATGAGAGAGCTCCAGCATCGGATGACCTTACAGAGCTTGGAAGATTATGGGTAAATACCACTACAGGTAAAGTCTATATTCTTACAGCTAAATCAGGTTCACCTCTTACAGCAACATGGATAGAGATAGCTGATGCTACACCTGATGGTACAGATGGGCAATTGCTTATTGGCGCAACTGGAGCAGCAGCAGTATGGGCAAATCTTACATCTGGAGACGGTAGTATTACATTTGTCAATGGAACAAACTCTATAGATCTTAGGGCGCCTGGAGCCACAGCTAGTTCGTTCCCAACAGATGCAGGAACAGCTACACCACTTGCAGGGGCAACCTCTATAGCCGGTGGTACAAATATTGGGACTACTGGAGTTGGAGCTACAGTAACAGTTAATCTCGATGCTAGCCCATCAGTTGCAGGATCTTTAACAGCTGCTACATCTGTAACAGCAGGAACATCCGTAACAGCTGGCGTTGATCTTAATATGACTTCGGGTGATTGTACAATTACAGGTGATAGTGATGCAGCAGACACGATATATTTACATGCTGATGGTGGAACAAGTGAAACAATTAGAATACGCTCGGATCAAGGAACAGGGGTTAATTCTGTTGGCATCATATCAGACGTTGGTGGTATAACTTTAGATGCAGGATTAGCTGCAGCAAACTCGATAATAATCGATGCTTCTAACGCTGGCGGTGGAATAGACTGTGATTATGGTACCGGAGGCATGACAGTTACTGGTGGCAATGGAGCATTTACTCTTGCTACTGGAACCGGAGCTATAGGACTTGGAACTGACGCAGCTGCAAAAGCTGTAACAATAGGTAACTCTACAGGCGCAAGTTCTGTAACTGTAGATGTAGGAACTGGAGCAGCTAACTTTGGAACTACAGCTACTGCTCATACCACAACAGTTGGGTCTACAACAACAACTTCTGGCACTGTAATTCAATCTGGAACAGGGGATGTTGCGGTAACCTCTACAGATGCTGTAACAATTGATGCAGCAGGAGTTCTTGAACTTAACTCTTCAGCGGGCGTTATTGGTATAGGTAATGATGCAGATGCACAAAACATCAATATAGGTACAGGCGCAGCGGCTCGTACAATAACTGTAGGTAATGTAACTGGGGCAACAGCTCTCGCACTTAATGCGGGAACCGGTGGTATAGCTCTTGCATCCACAGGTACAGGTGATATAACTTTGGACTCTGATGATACGCTTCTCATTGATGCTGATGGAGTATTGGAACTTAATAGTTCTGCTGGCGCTATTAGTATTGGTAATGACGCTGATGCACAAGCAATAAATATAGGTACCGGTGCTGCAGCCAGAACAATTACTGTAGGTAATGGCACAGGTGCAACTTCACTTGTATTAGATTGTGGTACAGGAGCATTAAATATCGGTACAAATGCAGTAGCGCATACAATAACAATAGGTAATGTAACTGGTGCGACGGCACTTGCGCTTAATGCAGGTACAGGCGGTATCGCATTAGCATCTACAGGCACAGGTGACATTACATTAGATTCTGATGATACCTTACTATTAGACGCAGATGGCGTACTTGAACTCAACTCAAGTGCAGGTGCAATATCTATAGGTAATGATGCAGATGCGCAAAATATCAATATAGGTACAGGCGCTGCAGCTAGAACCATTACAGTTGGTAACGGCACAGGAGCTACAAGCTTAGTCTTTGATTGTGGCACAGGGGCACTTAATATTGGTACAAATGCAGTTGCTCATACTATTACAATTGGTAATAGCACAGGAGCAACGGCGGTAGCTATAGAATCAGGCACAGGCGCTATAGATATAGGTGCTAACGCAATAGCGCATACACTCAATATTGGTAATGCTACAGGTGCAACGGCTGTTAATGTTACTGCTGGAACAGGAAGCCTAGCATTAGCATCTACAGGCACAGGTGACATTACAATAGATTCAGATGATACATTATTATTAGATGCTGACGGTGCATTAGAGCTTAATAGTTCTGCAGGAGCAATATCTATAGGTAACGATGCAGATGCACAAGCTATTAATATTGGTACAGGTGCTGCAGCTCGAACGATTACTATGGGTAATGGTACAGGAGCTACAAGTCTTGTTCTTGATTGTGGTACAGGCGCATTAAATATTGGTACAAATGCAATAGCACATACTATTACCATGGGTAATGTAACAGGTGCTACAGGACTTGCTCTTAATGCTGGTACAGGTGGCATTGCACTTGCTTCAACAGGTACAGGTGATATTACAATAGATTCAGATGACACGATCCTTATCGATGCAGATGGCGTTCTTGAATTGAACTCAAGCGCAGGAGTAATATCGATAGGTAACGATGCTGATGCTCAAGCTGTAAATATTTGTACAGGAGCAGCAGCAAGAGACCTTACTGCAGGATCAACAAATACCACATCAAGTACAACAATCCAAGCAGGTACTGGTGGAATAGCACTTAACGCTGCAGGTATAGCAACATTGCAACCAGCAACTGCAAGTGTAGCAGGTGTATCTCTAACAATTAATGCAAACGTTGGAGTAGCAACCTATACTGGCCAAACAACAGCAGCAGGAGCGCAGGTAACATTAACAGTAACCAATAGCATATGCACAACAAGCTCTGCAATTATGGCTACTGTGGCTAACGTTGGGAGCAATGATGCGAGAATGTCATTAGAGAGGGTAAAACCAGCAGCTGGATCCTTTACACTAGACTTGCAAAATAATGGCGCAGCAGCTCTTAACGGCGATATCATTGTTACATTCTGGATAATTGCCGCGTAATTTATGAAAATAATGGCGCCTGACATAAGTTGGGCGCCATCTTAAAGGATCTTATATGGCTAAAAATATTTTTAAATATAAGAGGAGTGTATAATGAGTGGATTTCAGAATTTATCGACTCAGCGCGGATGGTTTGAGCCTCTACGAACATTGGCATTTGGAGGTGTAGTAGATGCCTATACTGCAATTGGTACAGGACTTGGTTATCCAACGCGAGTATTTATGATTAATAATTTTACTGATATAGCTGTTAAAGTAAGCTTTGATGGTGCTAATGATATGTTAGCTATACCAGCAGGTGGACATATTATTATTGATAGTGCGTCGGATGGGCTTGCACTTCCTAAAGGTACAGTTGTGTACGTCAAAAGATATACCGCAGGCGCAGCTCCAACAAGTGGATCTGTAGACGTAGCCAATGGCTATCATAATAGAACATAGGAGTTGTTATGTCACAAATATATATAGATGCGGCTACATCGTTAGGGCTGCCACTTAATATTACCAATCCAGGTGAGATAGTAGGGGCAACACCTAATGCATTAGTAGTAGGTGCTGCTACAGGTGCACTCACATCGCTTGCAGTTGCTACCGATGGACAAATCCCAATAGGATCAACTGGCGCAGCTCCGGTGCTTTCGACTATTACTGCAGGTGCTAATATAAATGTAGTCAATGGAGCAGGAACAATAACTATATCAGCAACAGCAGGTAACGAGTTTGCGGATAATGTATTCAGGGTGTATGACGATGGCGATAATACTGCAAAATTAGCGTTTGAATGTGATCAGATTACAACAGGTACAGTGCGTGAAATTACAATGTGTGATCAGGATCTAAGTCTTATTGATCCAGATTTTCCTGGAACAGTAACAGCAGGGACAGCGCTTATTGTAACTTCAGGAAATGCAGCTATACAAGCTGGAAATCTTACTCTTCCGACTACTAATGCAGCATTAACTCAGGGAGCTATTGAGATAAATTCAGTGCCGTTCTTACATGCCCTGGGAACCGATAACGTATTTCTTGGAGGAGATTCTGGCGAGAATGTTACAACTGCAGTATCTAGTGTTGGAATTGGGAATTCTTCGCTAGAAAATCTCACAACAGGCGATGATACTACAGCTATAGGTTTCAATTCTCTGTCTAATCTTACAACAGGATTTAACAATACAGCCATAGGTTCCTCTACATTAGAAAACATTACTACGGGTGATTCAAATATAGCTGTAGGACACAATGCAGGAAGTGCTATAACAACAACAGATTCTGATAACATCTTAATCGGCAATATTGGTGTAGCTGGAGATGACAATGTTATACGAATAGGAAAACAAGGTACTGGCATAGGCGAGCAAAATAACACATTTATAGCAGGCATTCATGGCGTAACTCCTACAGGAGCTTATCAGACAGTCATTATAGATGCTAATGGTGAACTTGGTTCTACTGCATCTGCCGTTGTAAGTGAGTTTGCAGATAGCGTATTTACTATATATGATGATGCTGATAATACAAAAGAATTAGTATTTCAATGCGACCAAATATCTAATGGTGTTACGCGTACTATTACAATGGATGATCGTGATATTGATATGGACGAGGTTGCAACATCATATGCGACAGATGGAACTACTGCTACACCTGCCGGAGGTATCATAAATATTGTTGGCTCTGGCTCTCTATCTACTGATGGAGCAGGTAATACTGTTACAATCTCAGGTGGTGGTATTACATGGTCAGAAGTAACCGGAACCACGCAAGCAGCCGCAGTAGACACTGGATATATCACAAATAACGCAGCGCAAGTAGATGTGACTTTACCTGATACAGCGGCTCTTGGTTCTGTTGTGCGCATATGTGGTAAAGGTGCAGGTGGAGTTAAGGTATCCCAGAATGCCGGGGAGCAGATTATTTGGGATGAAGTTAGTGCTACGACAGTTGGAGTAGGTGGCTATATTGAGTCTACAGATGATTATGACGCTGTAGAATTGTTGTGTACTGTTGCTAACACGACATGGACAGTCTTAAGCAGTAAGGGAAACTGGACAATAGTATAGGAGTTTATAATGCCATGGAAGACAGGATCTAAAAAAACTAAGAAAGGTTGGCCGATCTACAAGAAGGAGAACGGTCGCTGGAAAGTTGTTGGATATTCAAGTTCAAAAACTAAAGCACAAGCGAGCATTAGGGCACGCTATGCTTCAGAATATGGGAGTTAGTTGTGAGTTTAAATATAATCGGAGTAATGCTTCTAAGGAGATAGTCGATGGCAACGAAAAACTCGATAAATAATAAGACTGGGCCGCTTACTATTACTGACAGTGCTGACATTACCAAAGAAATATTATATGATGTCAGCCCAGTAAGTACAGGCACTACACGTACTTGGACTATGGATGATAGAAATATAGACTTTGATGCAGTAGCTACTTCTATAAGTACAGATTCAGGAACCTGCACACCGGCAGGAGGCTCGTTCTCCATAGTTGGATCTGGAGGTTCAACATCAGCAAGTGGTAGTACAATTACAGTAACTGCTGGTGGCGCAGGAAGTTTAGATGTAGGATTTCTGGCAAGACTATCAGAGAATGAGGACAATGTAACTGGTGATGGGACGACGCATGTGGTAGGCAGCACTGAAGGGTTTACCGAGATGTTTGATGCGGGATCTGATTTTAATGCAAGTACTGGCGTATTTACCGCGCCCAGTACAGCCAAATATAGGTTTGATTTTGCTGTAAATATGCAAGATTTTGATTCTAGTGATACATTCTACACTCTAGTATTAAACTCTAGTAATGGGAGTTTTCTTGTGCATAAATGTAACCCATATGCATGTTCTACTGGAGGTGAACTTAGTGTTGCAGGTTCTATCCTTATAGACATGGATTCTTCTGATACTGCAAAGCTTGAAGTTACTGTTACTTCTGGGCTAAAAGATATTGATGTTGGCGGAGCCGGAACTCCATTCAATACATGGTTCTCTGGTAATTTAGTTGGTTAATTTGAGGAGTTAGTTATGAGTTTAAATTTAGTCGGAGCAATAATAGTTGGTGTTTCTCTCATTGTTGGTGCAATATCAACAATAATTATCAAGAAGAAAGACAATGCATTAGAGCAGATAGCTGAGCAGATTATCGAAGCGAAGACAGGGATAGAGATTGATTTTACACCAGAAGAGAAAGAAGGAATTAAGAAAGAAGAGAACGAATACAATGCTTCTAAGGGGGTAGTCGATGGCAACGAAAAATTCGATAAATAACAAGACTGGGCCACTTACAGTAACTGATAGCACAGATATTACTAAAGAAGTTACTGTAGATGTATCTGGCGTAACAACAGCGACCACTCGTACGTGGACAGTAGATGATAGAGATATTGATTTTGATGCAGTTCCTACATCAATTACAACGGACTCAGGCACTTGCACTCCAGCTAGTGGAGCGTTTAGCGTTGTAGGGGCATCAGGACCATTATCTACATCTGGCGCTGGAAGTACTACAACATTGGATACGTCTGACGTCCTAAAGTCTGATTCAGGATTTGAAGGATGGTCAGGTGGAGCACCATATTTTGACGATACTACACTTGGTCAGTTCACAGTATCACAAGCAGGTACTGGATATATTAAAGGTGTGCAAGTAACATGGACAGCTCCACAGACTGTAACTGGTATGACAGCTGGTAATACTTATTATATTTATATTGATAATACTGGCACTATAGGCAAGACGACGTCATATTCAGATACATTGTTTAGTGATTATATAGTCTTGTTCGAATGCTTAAGAGACTCTACAACAGGCACTAATATCCAGGTCACGGTTAAAGAAAATCATCCATTCGAATTTCCATGGAAAGCATCTGTGTGGGCACACGATACAATAGGGCCTGTTATATCTGATAAGCAAGGTGGTGCTAATATTACTCTTAACGGCACTCAAAAGATAGAGATATCAGGAGCAGATGAGCTTGAGGATCATGGACTTGAAACTACTATTCCAGACAGTGGAGGTGTAGCTGAAACATTTGAACAGTATTATACCTTGGGCTCAGGCAAGTGGGCACGCAATGCGCAGAGTGATACGTTTGATGGCACCTGGAACAATGCAGGGACACCAACAGCAATTGGAAGTAATAAATATACTGTTAATAGATTATATGTAAGCAAAGACAATCTTAATTCTGCTACACCTGTATACTTTTCTGTTATGGGTGACGCTGAGTATAACAACTTGGCTGCTGCTGACACTGCTATTGCTAACGACTCTATTCCTACAGCTACTGGAGAGCTGGCAGCTTTAGAGCTAGCCCAGCTTGGTTATATAGTATTTGAAGAATCTACTACATCGATAGTTCAAGTAGTTATTGCCAAGGAGACTGCTAGAACAAGTTTCTCTGGGGTAACTGCAACAACTGCGTCCTTGGTGCTTACAGATACAACTAACTTTGACCATATATTAAGTGCAGCTGATACAACAGTACAATCTGCTTTAGAAACTATAGATGATCTTACAATGACAACTGACAGTGGCTCTGCTCAGGCAGCATCAGCAGTATTTACAGTAGCAGGTGGCTCAAATATGAACACTGCGGGAGCAACTTCAACTGTAACAGTTAACCTGGACAACAGCCCATCTGTATCAGGATCGCTTACAGCGGGTACAGGGGTGACTGCAACAACAGGAGATATAACGGCGTCTGCAGGTAATTTAAATCTTCCTACAACGAATGCTGCCTTATCTGAAGGCGTCATTGAGCAGAATGGCACAAGAATATTTCATACGTTTGGCACTAGCAATACTTTTATCGGAGCAAATGCCGGTAATGGAACAATGAATGCTAACGCAATAAGAAACATAGGTATTGGTGTAAACGCGTTGGACAATTTGAGTGGCGCATCTAACGACGATGACAATGTAGCTATAGGATATGATGCATTGACTACACTTCAAGGTGGCACTCAAAATATAGCTATAGGTACACAATCGCTTAAAGCTGCTACAACTGCTCTGTTTAATATGAGTATTGGTATCAATTCGATGTTGGAGGTTACAAGCGGAGAGAGGAACTCTTGCTTAGGAAATAATGCATTAGCTAGTATTACAACGGGTAGCTACAATGTTGGTATGGGTAACGCAGCTGGATCAGCATTAACAGGGACAGATAGTGACAATATTCTTATATCGAGTTCTGGAACGGTCGGGGATAATAACACTATACGTATAGGAACGCAGGGCACGGGTAATGGTGAACAAGATACGTGCTTTATAGCTGGTATATATAACACAACGCCAACAGGCGCAGTTACTGGTACAGTACTTACTGATGCTAGTGGACAGCTTGGAACTGTTGGTGACATCATTGGAACAAATAATCTTAATCTTCCTACCACAAATGCTGCATTAACTGAGGGTGTCATAGAGATTAATAGTACAAGAGTATTTCATACTTATGGAACAGATAATGTATTTATTGGTGCAAATGCTGGTAATGGAACTTTAAGTGGATCATATAATGTTAGTGCTGGATCTGGAACATTGGATGCTTTAACAACTGGCAATTATAATATGGCATTTGGGTATAATGCCTTAACAAGTGTGGCAGATGGTATATCAAATGTTGCAATTGGAGGATTAGCCTTAGAAGATGTTCTGGATGGTAGTTTTAATGTTGGTATAGGAACAGAAGCAGGGAAGAGTGTTACATCTGGTGATAGCAATATGCTTATAGGTAGATTGGCAGCGGAAAAGCTTACCACAGGTAGCAATAATCTAGCTATAGGATCAACAGCATTAGGTAACCTTGTCAGTGGATCAAATAATATCTGTCTTGGAAATACGGGAGGTGATTCTCTTACAACAAATGATTCAGATAATATATGCATATCTAATGCTGGCATAGCAGGCGATAATAACACCATACGCATAGGTACTCAAGGCACAGGCAACTTTGAACAAGATACGTGCTTTATTGCAGGTATATATAACACAACGCCTAGTGGTGGTCATGATGGGTCTTTGATTATAGATTCTAATGGACAACTGGGATCGTTAGAGAATGTTAGATTTTTAGCATATCTTGGCAGCTCTGATAACAATGTAACAGGAGCAGGTACAGCATATACATTGGGTACTAATGTTGCGTTTACAGAAGTATATGATATTGGAAGTGATTTTAATACTAACGGTACATTTACAGCGCCAGTAACTGGTAAATATCAGATTAATTATTCTGTGTTATACCAGAATATGACAGCTTCCGCTACATTAATTAATACGCGTGTTGTAACTTCAAATAGAAGCTATCAATTTGTTGTAGATCCAAATGGCACTCCACAGACAGGGACAAGTATATCGGTTATAGCTGACATGGACGCTTCTGATACATGTACATTCGTTGTGCGTGTTGTTGGTGAGGCAAGTGATGTTGTTGATATTAATGGTACAAGCTCTCCATATAATACTCATATAAGTGGATGCTTACTAAGTTAAAGAAAGGATTTCTATGAAAATTTCAGTAGATGATAAAGAATTATTTTCGCTTACAGAAACACAAAAGAACGTTATCAAGAACGATATCAATTCAGATATCTTTGATGCTGACATGAAGAGAAGAGTAGAGTATGCTTTAAAGCATAAGTATGAGCAATGTTATAAGAGATTGAAAGCTCACTGGGAGCCAATCTTGATTGCGGAGGGTGCAGAGTCAATTCCTGTGCAGCCCGATGCTTTTGCAGAAGCTATATTTGCTCGTCAGGATTATAAAGATAGGAAAGCTAAAGACGAGGCAATAGCGGTTGAAATTTAAGGCCCTATAGTCTAGTGGTGAGGACGTCGTTCTTTCAAGACGGAGTCGGTGGGTTCAATTCCCCCTAGGGCTATGAAGGTGTGACATTATGTCACGGATAGATCCCCCAAAAGTAACCGCCCCCGACAAGCAGTTCTGTTGGGGGCAGCTATGAAGTGAGCTAAGAAAGAATTGTAGTATTAAGTGAGACGATTATTCTTTTGTTTTAATTTTAAACTATTATCAATATATTCTACTATCACATCAAACATGCTTTTGAGGCACATATCTATAGTTGGTTTACGTAGATCATTTAAAAGTTGTTTCTTGATGTCTTCATGTCCTTTAAGTCTATTCTTTATAAATGTAACTTCGCCATCAGAAAGAAGAGTATCATTCTTTTGAGGTTTAGATCTGTCTTGTGTCTTTTCTTGCGTCTTGATCTTATTTTGTTCTTCCATTGGTTCACCATCATTGTCGTAAGGGTCTTTGCTTACAGTTATACCAAGTAGTGATTGAGCGGAGTATCTCTTGTGGTATGACAAAGCACTTCCGTATGCCTGTACTAAATTTTTATTTATATTATCTGGTACTACCTCTATAAATGCTGAGATGTATTGGCCACTGTTGTGTAGAAGAGTTGTTCTCAAGTATCTTATACCATCATATGTCTCTTCACGTTGCATTAGGCTAAATCCAAACTCTGGCATAAGTTTTCTGACTGATCCTAGTATGCTGTCAAGCTCTGCATAGTCACTGTTGAATCTAGGGTTCTTTCTTGTTGGTAGAACGGTCTTGTATTTACCTTGCATTGCTGATAAAGCTGGTGCTAACTTATCTAGGTCATCGCTCTGTAGTTTACCTTGTACGTCTTTGACTTGTCCTAATCCCTTGCTGTCAATTACAGCATTTATGATTTCTATTAATTCTCTCTTATCCATAATCGTCTCCTGATAGTTTTTGATTATATAGTTAGTTTAGCTTTAAAGAACTTGCTGATGTTTTTTAGTATTTCTTGCTCTTGCTCTTCAAGTCTAGTCTTATACTTCTTGAGGGTTAGCAGGTCGCTTACTTCTTCTGGTATATCTCCTGGAATATAGTCTGGTGATGTTACTACTTTGAATAGATTCTTGGTGGCTCTTCTGATAGCAGTTCTACATTGGTGTAGTTTATCGTTGATCTTATCAAGTTTGTTTATTTTAGATACTGTCTTTCCAGCAGATGGAATGTATTCATAGTCTCCGGTCTCTGATACAAGAATACTAACTTTATCTGCCAATCTTCCTCTCTTAGATTTGATTTCTTCAAGTGTTGGATCTTGAGGGTTGTGTAGAGCTATCTTGAGTATCATGTCGTCATATATCTCTATAGATTTGTTAAGTTTTTCAATCTCCTCTAATTTATCACCATATTTCTCTTGAAATGACCCTGATTTATCATCATTAATATCTTTAAGAACATCTTGTCTTGGGTTGATTTGATCTGCGTATGGATCTTCTGCAGGGATTGGGAGGGATTGGCCTTTGGCAATTACGCTATAAGGATCGGAAGTTGGAGCTTCACTTGTTACTTCCTTTGTACTAGGTTTGCTTGCTTCAAGTTTTCTACATCTGTCTATTAATTTTTGTCTCTTGAGCTCCAATCTACCGACCACACTATCAGGGGAGTTTAAATCTACTAACTCTTGTATCATCTTGTCGTATGTCTTAATTTGGTTTTTGATTTCTTCTATCTTTGTCATCGTCTTCCTTTCATTGTTTCGGGACTTCTCAACTTCAACACTAACATCATAACATAGAGTTGAATCTTTGTCAAGTGTTTTTTTAAATTAATTTTAAATAAATTTATGTAATTTTAGACTAGTGCTCCCAGAGGGTTTATTGCCATGAATGTCTCACTATATAATCTCTTAATATATTTATATAAAAATACTTAGAGTATATCTCTTAGATATAGTTACGGCTTGTAAGAGAGTATACGGGTATAGCATGTATCACTCTTCTTAGTTATGTATATCTTTGGATTGTAGAAATGAGAGAGACGCGCGCGCGTACGCGAGGGAGTTGTCGACAACCTGTCGACGACTGACCATTCTTCCCAGTTGGGAAATATGGTAGAGAGATTTTTAATAAAGCTTCAAGAGGGGTGCTTGTGAGACAATTGCTGCGAAGTAATATTTTGTATAACCGTAACGGGGGTTCTTATATTTAGTTTAAGCTTTCATATGTATATTAAACTTCAACCCTAAGAGATTAATTTAAATAATTCGAGCAAATACTTATCTGTGTATTAATTCGTTTAATCTGATTGAAATATGGCAATTAGATTAAAGTTAAATATATGTTGACAAGAGCTTTGATTTATGTAATACTTAAAAATAATACGAAAGGAAATCATGTTAGATATATTTGATCAGTTAAGAGATCTAAGATTGACACCGAACGGTCAATATTTGTTGGGAACCATCCCAAGATCAGTCTTGTTTAAGGCTAATAGAGATTTTGAGAAAATACAGAGATATATTCCCTGTTATAAAGTTAATGCGCTATATGCAATTGCACTTAGATTCTGCGAACTCCAAAAGACATATCCAGATTGGGCACTTGCAGGTAACTTTGATATAAATAAATCTATATCACTTAACGAAGAAAAATTCTCAATGAGGCTCGTGCTAAAGATCGAAGGACATTTAGAGAAAAACAATAAAGATCTACGAGGATTAAAAGAAAAGTTATTACATATGCAACCCGATGGGAATGTACTTGATCCACTACAGACATTTAAAGATTCACTCAAAACTCCAAATTTAAACCTTAAAGGTTTAAAATATCTATCGAAATGTTTTACTAGACCAGATGTAGTACACGAAATAAATTTATATATACAACGAGCAGAAGAAGCTATCACAGCTAACATCAAGGCAGAAGCTCGAGGAGATTTAAAAAATCAACAAAATATTTCTTGCATTAATATAGAATCTGTGCTATAGTGTATTTGTAAGTATTTGATATTTGTTTTGGTTGGGGGTCTCAGCACCCCCGTATGATAAAGCTCAGTTCTTCATTACTTGGTGGGGTTGCATAAGCACCCCACCGATATTGATAGGAAAATTATGGATATAAGTCCTACATTATTATCCCACCCACAAACGAAAATCTTACCTATTGATGAATCTTTTGTTAGAGATCCTCTGTTGAGCATGTCTTCCCTTAATGACACAGAACTTGCCATTCTCAACTATATGTTCAAGCTTTCTGCAACATACAATAACGTATACGTTTCCCAAGCGACACTCGGGACGTGGCTAGGGTTAACAAGACGGCAAATCAATAGAGTGATCTCTAAACTTACCAACCTAGGATTAATTGCTAAAATACACAGGACTTACGATACATGCATATATCTTATAGCTGATATATTTAAACGTACGAATATAAAAGAATTACTTAAGCGGCTGTTGCCTAACATTGTTAAGCTCTCGTTCTCTGTTGGGCAACTCCTTATTCCTACTTTTAGAAAGAAGAAACAAACTATGGATAACAATAGAACCTATAGCGCTGCCTATCATAAACCCTGGGTTGATGGGGAAGATAATAGGGTGCCTCAAAAACCCAGGGGCTTTAGATCTATAGGGGAAATAATGGATCCCACAGATAACGAAAAATATAAACTCGATGAATTAGAACAAACTTTACACGAAGCTAAAGAAGCTAAAGAACAGCTAGAGATCTGCTCGACAGCAGTTAATTATCTAGATCAACTATCTGAGTGCGCAGATCAAATGCCAGAGGATAAATTTAGAGAAGTACTGAGGGCTGTATCTGATAATAAGACCAGGGTAAAGGTGTGTCGTAACTGGATTCTTGGACAACAGCACAAATCAGGGAGCAAGTAATTATTTAGAGGAGAATTATGAGTAGTATACCTGACAAGCACACAATATTCGATGAGATTAATAAGATTAAGATAAAGCTATCACCAACACAGGTAGCCGAACTTTCTAAATTTCCTGTTGAAGTTATATCTTATGTAAACTCATGCTCTCAAAACTTTATAACATTCGATATTATACATAGACAGTGCAGAACCTATGCTTCTATGAAGAACTATCCATTAAATACCCAACTTAGAGACCAGATATTAGAAAAACTACGCAAGCGTGAAGAGCGATATGCACATGTGTCACGTAAAGATTATTTAGAAAAATATAATATGCTATTCAACGATGATGTGAAGGACGAGCGTGATAACTAAGATTATTAACAGTATGCAACAGGAGAATCTTTTATGATCGATAAATAATATGAGGAGATAGATGAAAAGACGGTACGTGTTTAGAATACCAGGAGCACCTGTGCGCGTATTTAAGAAAGAAGATGAAGGACGTCAACCATTGGATACATATATGGAGAATAAATTACGATATAGGATAACGCTAGAAAATCAACTAGACAAAGAAGAAATCATCGACCATCCCGTTATAGCAGACTTTAAATTCTTCTTGCCAGTCACAGCTAAGTATCGGCAACACAGAGTTTCTATCGTTAAGTTGTTTGAATTCATTAATTTTATTGCTGAGGGTACAGTATACAAGAAGGAACATCTTCTATACGATGTTAAACTTCACAAAGAATATAGCGATGACCCTCATACAGAGATAATTATTAGACCAATACGAAAGGTGAAGGGAGGAACCAATGAAGCCAAGAAATAAGACCAGCAAACCTAGAAAGAATAGTGTCAAGAAGAAAAAACCTGAAGTAGCCTCCAAGAGATTTTATTCAGAGGCACAGGAGTTCTTTCTGTCGGGAGAGCACGTAACAGACAAGATTATAGAGCACTTCGCTGATGAGATGGTTGAGTTTGTGAACAATGACAAGAATATAATGCACATCAAGGCCTTTAGGATATATAAGGGAGTAATTTATGATACATATCACGATTGGCTTCAGAGATATCCATACCTTAAGAAACGCCATGATTTCTGCATCGACCTTATTGGCCTCCGTCGTGAAGAGAAGATGGCAAGCTATGATCCTAAGACCCTCTCGCATACTCTGCACATGTATAGTAGAGAGTGGGATAAGGCCAACAAGGATAAGGCAGCTCTTAAATCCAGTGAGGACCAGGCAAAGACACAACCTATCAAGATTGTATTCGATGATTATAGGGAGAAGAAATGACCAAGGATAAGATGCTGCATAAACTCTGCTATCTGGATCTTTTGAAGAAGCGTGGAGTTGACAAAGCTTATGCTCAAGAGTTAGCTGATCGAATAGTTGCTGGAATATCGGCGGAGAAGAAATATTTTGGTGATGTTCCAAGTATACATGGCGAAGGGTGCATAGGGCGTGATCTGTCAAGTGAATATGATTATGTGCGTGAAGAACTTTGAGGAGAAATAATGCTACGAGCCTACACAGTCTGTGGTTACTGCTTTGAGAATTTAGAACGTGGATCTCGATGTGAGTGCTTGACGTCCCAGAGTAAGCCTCAAGTTTTGGCTACACGATATGCAGAGTCGCTTGACACAGATTTAAATGATGGCTTTCCAAATATTGTTGGCCAGGATGACTGGGATGCGGAGAGCGTGAATATGGCCGTGCCTGGATCGTTCGTGGGGGCCAAGGTGGTGTTGTCGCCGGAGGTGCAGTTGTGTGAGGGTTGCCAGGCAGATTTTCAGGAGGCTTGTGAGTGGATTGCTGAGATAATAAATCACTGTATGGCGTCGGATGGTTCGCAATGTTTGACTGAGAATGAACCGTTGATTGGTAAGAAAATAAAGGAGAAGCAATGAGAAGTGATGATAAAATTTGTACTCTATCTATTATCTTGATGGTAGTATTTATAGCCATCATTGTAGGTATAGAGTTCTTTAATTTAAGTATGTTTACATTAGGTTTTATGTTTTTTGGTATACCGGTGATTGTGACGTCAGCAGTCTTTTGGTATGACCTTATTGATTCTTTTATAAACTCTTAACGAAAGGAGCCTACTATGGCTATATCTACTATGTTTTTGTTGTTTGGGTTAATGATAACTCTAGATATGTTTATAACTTTTAAGCTTTATCAATCGGTTCAGGATGATAATGCCGAGACTATTCGTGAGCTTAAGAGTCACTTGGCTGGTATGAGGCACGAGATTGCATCATATCGCTTAAGTATAGATGGAAAGATTGAGAAAGCTTTGTCTGCGAACAAACATAAGCGTACCAGACGTAAATTAAAGGAAGAGAAGCCTGAAGAATGCAAGAAAGAAGAGAAGAAGTCATAAAAGTTACTACTTTTGAGCCTCGCTGGTATCAGAAGGATCTCATTAATGCCTTAGAGCATGAGGGCAAGAAGAAGTTTGTCATTGTATGGCCACGTCGTGCCGGTAAAGACGTGGCTTCCCTCAACCTCATGCTACGCCAGGCATTTAAGCGTGTCGGGGTATATTATTATCTCTACCCCAAATATGATCAGTGTCGTCGTGCTGTATGGGACTCAATATTGATCACAGGCGAAAAGTTTTTAGATTTTATACCTCGACGCTTGATTGCTAAGAAAAACAACGTAGAGATGAAGATTGTGCTTGTTAACGGTAGTATCATTCAATTCAATGGAGCTGATAATGCAGACTCGCTTAGAGGAACTAATCCTGTTGGTGTTGTGTTTTCTGAATATAGTCGCGTTAATCATCCTGAAGCTTACAATGGGGTTATCGCACCTATATTGGCTGCGAATGGTGGTTGGGTAGTATTTATATCTACACCTAATGGCCATAATGCTTTCTATGATGTGTATAAGCATGCCAAGAGCGGCGATGATCCTGAATGGTACTCTCAAATCCTTACCGTTGATGAAACTAAGCATGTAACTGCTAAGGTTCTTGCTCAGGAGAAAGCGAGAATGTCTGATGAGATGTTCTTGCAGGAATATTATTCCTCCTTTGAGGTTGCAAATACGGGAGCTTACTATGCGAAGTATGTTCACCAAGCGTATGCTGACCAGCGGGTCGGTTATGTACCCCATGATAGTTCTCATGAGGTTTATACTGCTTGGGATCTTGGGTATCGGTGCCCTAGTGTTATTATATTTTATCAGGTGATTGGCAGAAAGGTTTGCGTTATTGACCATTATCATAAAAGTAACGAAGATCTTTCACATTATGTGAGTCTGTTACGCTCATATTCTGATACGAAAGGTTATCAATATGGGAAGCATTTCTTCCCTCATGATGCTAAAAAACATGAGCTTGGATCTGGTGAGACGAGGCTACAGATTTTGAATAGATTGGGACTTGATACAGAGGTTTTAGATCAGACATTATTGAATGATGGAATTGAGGTGGTTCGTCATACATTTAAGAGAGTCTTTATTGATGAGAACAATTGTACATTATTGTTGGATGCGTTAGAACATTATTCTAGACGTTGGGATCCAGTGACTAAGAGATTTCATAATAAAGATAAAGAAGATTGGGCTACAGATCATGCTGATGCGTTTAGATATATGTGTATGTCATTAGCACATATTGATTCTGATGAGCGACCTCCAGAAGATTTTGATAAAAGATACAAAGAATTAACATATGGTGGAGGGTCTAATCTTCCGCCCGTGTTTATTGAACGGGAGTACTAGGTTTTTTTCTCTCCTTTCCCCTAGTGCTCCCACTTAGTAGGAGATTTTATGACAGATTTACAAATGTTAAAGATTGAAGCAAAGTTAAAAACATTGACGGATATTCAGTGTGATCAGGTTAAAAATATAGATACAAAATTTAGTATTAAGGGTAATCTTTCTTGGATGCAGAACAGAGCTTATGGTCATGCCGCCGAGGAGGACATTATTAGGAGATTTTTATCTATGGGGGTTGATGCAGTTAAAGTTGGTATAAAAGATCTTAAGGGGCGTGGTACTACGCTTGATAATCTTATTGAAGATGATGAGTGTCAGTGCCCAGACATAATTGTTAATACACCAGGCTATTATAGGCTTCTTGAGGTTAAACATCTTGAAGTAGCAACTCGGTATGTTCCATCTGAAGGTGATCCGTATTGGGCGGTTGTTATGGATTATGATTTATTCGAGCGTTATTTAAATATTGATAGGGAGTTTAAAACAAACTTTATAGCAGTTGCTTGGAAGCTTGATGGGGGACTTGGAATTCACTCGATTGAACCGTCACCTCATGGGGTATTTATGGAAGATATTTCTGTATTGAATCGAAAATCTTGCTACAGAGATAAGCACAAGGATAACAAGATTTACTTTAAGATAGATGACTTAGATTTGTTAGAGAACAGATTTGGAGCAATGAAGTTTAAATCTAAGAAATTAAGAAAATATTAAAGATTTGCCCCCGCGTTGTGTGTTATTTTTTGATAAATGTTTGGATTCGTTTTTTATGTTAATGGTTACTTGATATTTGCGGGGGCAACATGCAAAAATCATGGAAATTTGAAGTTTCTACCTGCACATTTCTTCTTTTCATTGTTAGTGGGCTCTCTTCGGAGGGCCTGCGTTGTCGTTATCTGGTAAGAAGGTTTTTATTTTTGCTTGACGTTGTCTGTCAAGATTTACCATCACTTAAATTTTTATTTGTTTTAGTCTTATATTGTGTATATGGAAATTAATTAGATAGGAGTAGTTTAATGGCTTTATTTCCTCAGGGCAACATTATGACATTCAACAGTGGAGATGCTGCCATAAGAGAGATGGTCGAGACATTCTACAATGATGCTATGATGGTAAACCAGACGTATTGGCATGAGGCTAGTATTGACGCTAGGTTTAACGCTGGCGACCAGACCTTATGGAGTGAATTGTATAGTGTCCCTATAAGAACGAGAAAAAACTTTAGTTTTAATCATATTAGGCGAATAACTAATCTCCTCTCTGGATATCAACGTAGGACTCGCAAGTCTATGAAGGCGACTCCTGTAGAGAATAGTGATCAATCAACTGCAGATCAACTTACAAAGCTTCTATCTTCTGCTACACGCAATGCTAATATATTAGATGTAGTATCAGAAGCGTATAATGGCGCTATGGTTACAGGTATGAATCTTATGCAGGTGTGGGTTGACTACAGAAATGATCCTATATCTGGTGATATCAGGGTAGATAACTGTAGTTATAATAGTTTCATTATGGATCCATACTTCAGAAAGCGAGATTTATCTGATTGCAATGCAATGTGGAAGCGATCATTCTTAACCAAGGATGCGGTAATATCATTGATACCTGATAAGAAAGAAATAATAGAGCCTATGACATCTTATTATAATGATGGTAAGTTCCCTTATCTTCCAGAGAATGAACTTCTAAATAAGAATTTACTAGCATATGACGAGTTTTATTATAGGGACTATCGTAAGCAAAAACTTTTAGTTGATGTCAATTTAGGAGAGACGTTGGAGTGGACGGGTAGTGATGAAGCTCTTAGAGAGTTTTTATCTATGTATCCACAAGTTAAGGTGATAGATACGAACGTTCCAACAGTTAAGCTAGCATTACTTGTTAATGGATCTGTAGTATACGACGATGTTAATCCATTAGGTATAGATACGTATCCATTCGTACCGGTATTTGGGTATTTTGATCCAGATGTATATAATTTTCCACTAAGAATCCAGGGGATTGTGCGAGGTTTGAGGGATACTCAATATCTATATAATAGAAGAAAGATTATAGAGCTTGATTATGCAGAATCAGTTGCAACTAATGGCTATATATATAAAGAATCCTCACTTGTAGATCCTGATGCACCAATGAAGACTGGTCAGGGGCGCATGATACGACTTAAGAAGAATGCAGATATGGGTGATTTTGTACCTATACCACAGAATGAGATTCCAAGCTCATGGCCACAGCTTACTGAGGCCCTCGGGAGAGAATTCCAAGAGATATCTGGTGCCAGCGAGGAGCTTTTAGGTGTAGCTGATGACTTTAAATCAGCCGCACTTGCAAAACAACGTCATGGCTGGGCCCTTATTCAACAACAAACTTTATTTGATCAGCTGGACCACTCACAAAAATTACTAGGTGAGGTTATTGTAAAAGTAATTCAGAATAATTATACACCGGGTAAAGTTCGTCGAATTATAGGTGAAGAACCGACACAAGAGTTCTATAGTAAGAAGTTTGCTAAGTATGATATTGCAATTGAAGAAGGATTCGATACGGCGACACAACGTCAACAAGCATTTACGGAGCTTGTGGTTCTCAAGGAGCTTGGTATTGAGATTCCAGATTCTGCTATGATCAATGCAGCTAATATACAAAACAAGGATGAGTTATTACAGGCTATAGATCAGCAGAAACAAGAAGTTGCACAGATGCAACAGCAACAAGCACAGGCTGCAATGGCTGAGCAACAAGCTACGATGAATATGATGAATGCTAAGGCTGAAGCTGACCAAGCATTGGCAAAAACTCGTGATAGCGAGGTAGATAAAGATAAGTTTGACATGATTAACGAAGCTATGGACACTGCACGCAAGGAGCAAGAAACAAATCTAGAGGCTATTAAAGTTCTTAAAGATCTTGAGCAATCAGATCCAAATAAGATTGATGAGCTTATGGAATTAATGCAGATAATACAGGCTGAGCGTGAGGATGCTGCCAAAGAAGTGCCGCTTGAAGATGAGTTGCTCAATCAAGAGATGGCCAATGAGCCTATAGCGCAACCTGAGATGCCAGAGGAGCAGGCATTTCAGGAAGAGATGTTACAACCTGATGAGCAGATGTTCCAACAAGAGTTAGTATAGAGATTCTCCTCTTAAGAGTGGGTGGTCTTATTATGGCCATCTACTCTTGGAAAAGAAAGATTGAAATATTAATATTTTAACTACTATATATAGGAGTAAGGTTATGCCTAAGAAATCTAAAGGTATGGGCAAATCGTACCAAAAGTTCGAAACATATGACTCAGGATATTATGAGCCATTCGCAGGACGCTATAATTCTGATATGGATCAAGGCAAATATTGGAATATGGTGAAAGCTCAGAAGGGAGTTATTCCAGGACAATTCATGGAAATGTCTCTTCCTATGGCTAATGATGTTGGTAAGAAAGGTGAAGGATCTGATAGTTACGGTCCTTACTAGGTCTGTTATGCCTGCGTCAATGCGGCCTAAGGGTAAAGCAACACAGATTGCAGAAAGTATCCTGGGGGCTGTTCAGAAACCAAAGAAAAGAAAGAAGAAGACCTAATGGTCTGCTTTATAGGGTGGCATTGCCACCCTACTTTTATGAGTTAGGTGTATTGAGGGATAGTTACCCATAAATATTTTTAATAACCAGATTGGCAAGATCTTGCATAGTATAATTGTATCTAAATGCTAGTTCATTGAATTTTCCGTTAGATCTAGGAGAAAGATATATAGTCTGTCTTTTAGTAATCTCACCCGTCTTAGGATCTAATCGCTTATCAACAGTATCATAGAATAATATTAGAGCATTCTCGAAGCACATAGATAATAGTCTTTTGCTGTGATCGTCAATCTCTTGTCTTACTTTTATCTGTTGGTTCTTAAGTAGTAATGCACTCTCTCTATCAAGTCCCACCATCTTCTTGATCTTGTCCATATCGTTCCTTCCTGTAAAGTAGTTGCATGGCTTCTACCATAATCTCCTTGTAACTTGGTATTCTTTGCCATCCATCACGCTCAGCACGAGACTTAAGTATATATTCAAACCTTTCAAGAGTTTCATCTCTAAGAACTACTGTTATCTTTCGCATCTGCTTCCTCTAGTTCTCCATGTGTTAAAAGTCCACACTCGTGAAAATACTTTAGCTCTTGCTTGTATACTTCAACGATCTTTTCCAGCCCTTCATCACCGGTATTTACCATGTAATCAAATGCTGGCTCAAGAATAGACATCACTGTTGCTGAATGTACTGCTTTTACTTGATTATCTAGATCTTTATTGATTCTAGTTTGAGTGTTCATCTTTATAGCCTTAACGATTACCTCATGTAGAATGTCTTCAGCTTTACGACTTTCCATTAACTTCCCCTGAACTTATAAATCCATTGATATTACCGCCATAGAATTTTGTTGTAAATACAGCCTGTTGTAGCTGTTCTAGCCATGTTTTTACTCTTAGATCTACAAGCTTTAGCGATTCTTCCTCAGTAAGTTTTCTATCTTTATATGCGGCCCCATCTTCTGTAACATATTTACCAGGGACCGCATGGAGAATAAGTGATTTATTTGCATCGTGATCAAATGTAACAGTAACCTCATAGTTATCATCATCTTGCTTCTTTACGTCCCAAATTATTTCTTTGCCTTTAGCCGAAAGATCTTCAAATGTTATGTTCATCTTTATCCTTATTGATTCTTCGTTTAATCTCTTCTTTGAAAAATTTCTTCATATTTTCTTCGCTCTCTAAGATTTGTTTTTTAATGTCTCTCCTGAGTCGTAGGATGGCCTCAAATCTATTGAGCTCCCTAATCTGTGTTCTTATAGCTTCGAAATCTTTATCTCGACACTCGGGGACCTTCTTCATGCCCCCGAGTGTCGAGAAAAGTAGTAATGAAGCAAATAATGCTTTATTTATCACTAAAAATCCTTTGTCATAATCTTATATTTGTCTAATTTATATAGCTTCTCACTAATATAATCTATAGTCTTTGCAATACTATCAATTGTATCGCCAGATATATTTGATGGGTTATTTATAAGATCTACAGCAGCATCTATCTTCTTATTTTTAAATATTAATAATATGGTTTTTTTATCCTGATTAGAAAGACATGACCTCATCAATTCTTCAATAATCTTTTGACGTTTGTTTAATCTCATCTTTTCTCCTACAACAATTGCAACACCTACTCGCCCTGGCAATCTCTAATTTGCGTTTGTGCTCCGAACCAGATATTGCTAATACAGCCTTACATAGCGCCATTATTAACAACGTTAGAAACCCAAATATACACATTATTATAACCATTAATATCCTTTAAGGCTTGTATCCCCTTATATACTATATAATAGCACATAGTGTATATTGTGTCAAGCTATATAATTAAGCGGCCCAGATATTTCACCGGGCCAATTACACGAAACACTAATCGTTGTTGTCTATAACAGCTCTAAGAACGGCTCCCATTATTATTGCGCCACCTTGAATCAAAGAAGACACTATCTTTGCTGTAAGATTTATTACCTCTGGTGTACAAACTTTGGCCTTCTTGTTGTCTCTGTTATAAAACCTCTCTTCTTGTTTAGTAACTCTAGATCTTTTGGAGACCCGCAACTTCTTATATTTGTTAGTTGGACATATTGTAAGAGAAGAGAACAATGTTAATAATAGAATGGCATTTATTGCCTTCATATTAATTACCTCCGAGTTTAGATTATTAATATGTCAATTATATTATAGCAAATATAAAGGAAGTTGTATGCAAAAATATAAAGGATGGGTGAGATATACGAAGTTAAAAGAAGATTGCGATCAAACTATTGGATCCAAATCTTTGCTTTTAGAATCTAAACGTAAATATAATACACATTGTGCACAAGATCAGGTTGATGAGGAACTTAAAGATTATCCAGATCAGGTAATGGAATGCATAAAGAATGGAAAGAAGCATTTCGATGGGGATTTTTATATACATGTATTATTTTGTATGGATCGCATAGTTCCTGATAAGCGCAAGAACATATTTGCAGCTCAAAAATCATGTCCTAAGCCGTTCTATGACCAAGCAGTATATAAATATCATAGTGGAGACGACAGACTTGAATATCTATGGGTTGTTCCTGATATAGACCTATGTGAGCTGTATAAATACAATATTGGAATTATACCTGACGATGAGAAAGATTTATATGAGAATATTAGAAGATATTATAGTGGAGAACTTGCTCAGATAGAATATCGCGAGAATAATAAGGGACGAAAGCAAGTGCATGCAGTAACAAGGAGTTAATATGAACGAAGAAAGTATGGATCAATCAATACAACAACCGCCTACACAAGAAGCTGTCGCAGAGACACCACAAGTTCAGGAACAACCACAGCAAGTTTCAGAGGAGCCAGTTGCTCAGTCTGAAGCGCCTAAAAACAATTCATTTGAAGAGAATGTTAAAAACCTGAGAGAAGCTAAGCAGCGTGAGGCAGAGCGTGCAGCTAAAGCTGAGTATGAGCGCGATCAGATGGCTCAATATATACAAAATATTAAAAATCAGTTAGCGCCTCAACAGCAGCCACAAGAGCAAGGTTTGCAGGATGACGATTATGTTGAAGGTAAAGACTTCAATAAAGTTACTAAGCAAATGCAACAAATGAAGCAAGAATTAAATCAATGGCGAAATTATAGCGAAGAGATGACTGCAGAGCTTAAACTTAATACAGAATTTTCTGATTTCAATAATGTTGTTACTGCTGACAATGTAAAAACATTGCTTAAACAATATCCTGAATTGAAACCTTCTGTTCAAAACAATGATCCTCTCTATAATCGCGGTAAAGCTACATATAGATTAATTAAAAAATTTATCGATAATGATAAGAAGCAACCTGTAAATATGCATAATCAAACGAAAGTTGAAGCAAATACTGGCAAGCCGATGCCGACATCTGCAATTAAGAGCCAGCAAACATCTCCTTTAAGTACAGCTGGGATGTTAGCCAATGGATACAATGAAGAGGTTGGAGAGGCTCTTGAGAAAGAAATGTATGATGCTATAGCAAGATACTAATCTTCACTAGCTGGGTGCCTGAATTGACTTCCTTTCAGGTATCCAGCATCTTTTGCTTTAATTTTTTTCATTTACCGTTCTAAGATTATTTAAGACTGTATAGGAATTCGTCATTCCAACATATTTAGGCTGTAGGGAACTCGCCACTCCATAGGCTGTAAGGGCTTCGCCACCCAGTGTGTAATTATGTATAAAATTTTATAGGAGTAAGTTATGGCTATTACAACCACAACTGTATTACCTCCACCGATAGCTCAAAGTTATGCATATAAGCTTTTACGTTCAAGAACACGAGCTTTAATTCACGGCCTTCCTCTCGAACAGAAAGTTTTGCAGAAGAACAATGGTAATACATTAAGATTTAGAAGATATATCCCACTTGTTACAGATACAACCCCTCTTGGCAATTCTGGAGCAACTCCTCCAGGACAACAACTAAGAGCAATTGATATTGACGCACAGGTACAATGGTATGGAACATATGTTACCTCTAATGAGCAGGTAGTAATTACCTCTCAAGATCCAGTTCTCAACGTACTTGCAGAGCGTCTTGGTGTATTTATGAAGGAAACTGATGACGAGCTTATCAGAAACGTCCTAGCAAGTACTGCTTCATTCCAGAACTGCACAGCTGGAGATAATGGTGATGCTCCAACTGAAGTTACTGAAGAAGATATGGCTAGAGCGTATCAAACACTTCGTAGCAATGATGCATATCCATGTATTATGGGGCGTGAAGGATCACCTAAAATCAATACAATACCAACTCGCGAAGCATACTATGCATTGTGTCATACAGATCTTATTACTGATTTAGACGCTATTCCTACATTTGTAGAAAAAATTAAATATCCAAATCAGGTTGGTATAAGACACTCTGAGCATGGTACAATTAATGGATTTGCTTTCCATGTATCATCTCAAGGGTCTATAGACTCTGTTCAATCTGCTGATGGTGACGATGTATATAATATTTTCTGTGTAGGAAAAGAAGCTGCTGCTCGAGTATCACTTGAAGGCAATGCTAAATTCTTATATACACCACCTCTCGATCCTCTACACCAGAACTTTACTGCTGCTGTTAAATGGGTACAAGTACCTAGAATCCTCAATGACTCTTACTTGTTAAGAGTGCGTTGTACAACTGCTTAAGGAATATAATTATGGCTATGATGCAAGGTAATTATACCGCAGACGGAACAGTTAAGTTGTTGGAAGTACCATTCGATGCTAATTGGTTAAAGATTATTAATTTAACTACATCCGCAGCAGGTGGTGCTGGGACAATATCTGAAGTATTCTGGCAACAGGGTATAGATTATGGTCTTGGATATTCTAAATTGGCTGCAGATGATTCGTTAGCTGTGTCACAGTTAGCAGCAGCTACAGGTGTCACTAAATTTAATAGTGGTGACAATCCATTAGATACAGTTAATACTACTGGTACTGCTGTAAGTACAGCAGCAGTTCCTATAGTTTCTGCTACATCTACAGCAGGATTAGTTAATGGTAGTATTGTTAGATTTGAAACTATAACAGGCGCAGAGCAACTACAAGGAATGGACTTTACTATTGATACTCTTGTTGCTAATACATCATTTAGATTGCCTTATATGGCTCAGTTGGCTGTTGCAGGTACGGGAAATGATTTTTATCGTGTAAAATATGATAAATTATGGTATCCACGTACAAGGTTTATTTCTGCTATTACACAAGCTTCTGAAGCTGTTATTACAATGACAGTTACACATGACTATGCTGTCGGTGATTATGTAAGGATCATGGTGCCTGAAGAATTTGGCATGAGACAAATGAACCTTCAGGAAGCTAAGATAACTGCGGTATCAACAGCAAATAATACTATTACAGTAGATGTTGATTCTTCAGCATTCACTGCATTTGCATTCGCTGCAGCAACAGATGTACCGTTATCAGCATATGCTGAAGTTGTACCTCTTAGTGGCCCTGTTACCAATGCGCAAGTCAGAGGTTTTGAAATTCAATCAGGAGCTGCGGCTGCTGGTGGAGTTGCCAATGACGAAATCTATTGGATTGCAGGAGACTCATTCGGAATATAATTAATGGGGGCATTATGCCCCCAATCTTAGTGAAGGAGATTTTATGGAATCAAAGCAACAAAGTATTAAGCCTCAAGATAAACTAGAGCAGACACTAACAACTACTAAAGGTAAGTCAAATAAATCAAAAGTCCCTGTAGTAGAGGGAATTTTTAAGAATTGGGAAGTACGTGGGGCACCTATCACATTTAGTTATTTTTCTAAAGAATTATGTGGTTCTAAAGGCGTACCTAAGAAGTATACGCTTGAAGATGGGAAGAAATATAAACTTCCTATAGAAGTAGCAAAACATATTAATCGATGTGCTTATCCCGTAAGTAATGCCGAAGTAGATAAAGGCGGAAAATATCTAGGCAAACGTGAAGGAATGGTAAGGCGTTATACATTCCGTCGTGTAGATGATCTTATGGATAATTAAATAAGGAGGGAGTTGTATGTCAACGTTTCTTAATATAAAAAATAAAGTTAGGCTTCTAACAAGAAGGCCGTCAACTACACAGATATCTGACGCTTCTTTAAAAGAATATATTAATACATTCTACTTGTATGATTTTCCTCAGATGGTCCAAACTTCTGATTTATTCAAGAATATATCGTTCTCTACAACTCCCTACGTAGATAAATACTCTACTACAACTGGTAACTTTATTCTCAACTTGAAAAATTTTAAAGATTTTGTCGTAATGACTGACAAACCAGTATATTTAGCTGGAAGTCAAATCAGAATGTTTCAGGATCCTGAAAATTTTTATAATAATTATCGTCAAGTTAAAACTTTAGGGAGTATAGGTACAGGCGATGGTGCTACTACCAACTTTACTTATAATCTTCCCACAAAAATACTTCATAATTCGGTTCTTATTGGAGCATTAAATGCTGCGGGTGAAGGTTTAATTGCAAGAGATCTTCCAAATACAGATACGTATGGTCGTGAGGCAAATACGGGTACATTGCGAGATAATGGTGATAACAATATTGGAACAATAAACTATATTACAGGTGCTATAGATGTAACGTTTCCTTCTGCGCCTGCTGCTGGAGAATCTATTAACTATGAGATGTTTCCGTTCCAAGCAACAATTCCCGATGGTATTTTGTTCTTCGACAACACCTTTACCTTAAGGCCTGTGCCTGACAAAGTATACGAAGTAAAGCTTCAGGTTAGAGTACAACCTACAGAATTTGATCTAGATGCTGATACTCCATTGATTAAAGAATGGTGGCAGTTCATAGCATATGGAGCCGCAAAGAAATTATTAGAAGATTCATCAGATCATGAAACAATTGCCCAAATAATGCCAGAATATGAACGGCAAAAAATATTTGTTATGCGTAAAACTCATCTTAATAAATCAAAAGATAGAACATCGACAATCTTTACAGGGGCTGAAAATCTTACTAACTCATGGTTCTATTATGGATAAGATACTTATAGCGCCGTTCAAACATGGTATGCAGGATAATTTAGTAGAGTTTATGTTGCCAGACGATGCATTTCAATCTTTAGAGAACATGATCATCTACCAAGGAAAAATCAAACGTAGACCAGGATCTCAGCATTTAGACACAACAGATGCTAGAGGGTTAACTTCTAGGCTTAGGATTAATGTTGCTATAACTGATCCCGCAGGAAATGCAGGACCGTTCATAGTGCCAGGAACAGCATCCATTGGACAACAATTCTCAGTTGCGGATACAATATTTACCGTATATCAAGCTAATGGTGCAATGTCAGTATCTCCAGCAGGTGCAACTGGAACTTTTAATGTCGGAACTTCTACAGCTACAATTGTAGGTGCAGCACCAGGAACAACAATATACTGGTATCCTAGTCAACCAGTAATTGGATTTGCAACATATTTTCAAACTGATGGAACAAATCTTGAGTTTGCTTTTGATCTTCAGTTCGCATATAAATATGATACCACTACAGGAGGTTGGGAGCGTGTAACTCTTGGTGCTGGATTATTTGCATCTACAGTTAATCAGCGTATAAGTTGGGTAAATTTTCAAGGTTCTTTATCAGGTGAGCCTGCATTGATAGTAACCACAAAGAATGATAACGGATTACGATATTATACTGCTACTACTCCGACATTTACTAATCTTCTTCCTGCTACAAGTGCTGTTGCAAACTATAATGTAAGAAGATGTAAATATGTTATTAACTTTCAAGGTAGATTATTATTGCTTAATACGACTGAGCGTGAAGGAAATCTAGCTGATACGATTAAGCATGTTAATCGTATTAGATATAGTGCTTTTGGAGATGCATTCTCTCCTGATTCTTGGTATTCACCACCAGATATAAGCAATAAGGGAGGGTTTGTTGATCTTCCTTCAGGTGTAGAAATAAATAACGCAGAAATACTTGATGGTAGGTTAATTGTATTTTCAGATGATAGCATTTATGAGTTAGTTCCTACTGGTAATTATAGAGAGCCGTTCCAGGTTGCTCTTGTAGATAATACACATGGAAATAAGTCTACAGGGGTTGTTGAAGTTAATAATATGCTAATGTTTGCTAATAACTTTGGCTTTTATTTCTATGATGGAAGAAATGTTAACAAGGCGAGTGTTCAGCTTGGCGATGAAACAGATACATTTGAATATCTATACGGAACGATACATAAAGACTCAAGCGATGAGTTTATATATATATTAACATCTACAACTTTTAATAATGTATATGGTAATAGATTACAAATATATAATTTTAGGAATAATACATTTAGCGAGATGCATGATTTGTGTACAACTATTGGCACAATGTATCATTTACCAAATGGAAATCTAAGATTTCAACAAAGAACAATGATAGGAAATCATCGTGGATATACGTTTGTTTTGATTTCAACGCAATATAGAAATGATGCGTCTCAAAGTGTTATTAGCATGACAAGATTTGATGCGCAAAATATTGATCTCAAGATATATAATCATCAATTAGAAGTTGATTCTTTTATTAGGATTGAAAACTCTCTGCTTCCTGGATTTAACGGTTCATACCAAATAGAATCTGTGTTAGACGTTGATACTATAAGAGTTTTGAATGACACCTCAGTTGTAGGAAACTATCTTGGGGATGGTACTATTGCACTTATAGATCAAATTCAGATATTTACTAAGCAGTTCAATCCATATATGAATCGTGGTCTTGGAACATCAATTAATAAGGTGACGTTTAATGTTAATAGAACTACAACTAATGGGAGAATAAGTGTAGTAGGCGGTCCTAATAACGCTGCTTATGAAGTTGAAGATTTTAATTTTTATTTAGGCGATAGAAAGCTTGACACAGCAGCATATGCTTTAATTTCTGAAGAGGCTAATCAATCAAAGTTATGGCATGACGTTTATACTCAAACAACTGGGCAATCTGTATCATTAGTCCTCAGTTTTGATCAGAATGAATTATTAGACCCAGATCTTCCATATCAACAACTTACAATTAATGCAATTATGTTGCATGTAACACCTGCAGTGAGCCTCTAAGGCTTAATATATTCGATGATAATTTTAGTATCGGTATAAGCACTTAAATTAGCTGTAGTTGTAATTACTATATTAGTATTATTGACAAGAAGTATTATATCAGGATGAGCTAATGGAATCCATTGCGGAGTTCCAGGATCTTTTGCAACTCCATAAATCTTTATAAAATCCCATGTATTGTCTATGGTTCCACCTGGATTTAAGTTATGCGCAACAAGTTTTATTGCTGAATTAGGAAGTGCTCCACAATCAATTACTTTGCGATATATTGTTTCTTGATCACCAACGGCTTTATTAACATACCATTGTTGAGATGTAAAAAATTCTTCATCGTTATATATGCCAGTATCTTTCGTATTGATAATATAAGTGAAGTCATTAACTTTTCTATAAACATTGCGCAATAATTGCTTATCATCTTGTGAGTAAGCAACTTTACTAGCTATTAAAATCTCTTGTGCCATAATTTTTCCTCTAAGTTTTTTATTATTGCTACTAAGATTTATGTGAACAGTTCATTGATATATATATCATAGATAGGAGAAAGTATTATGGCTTTATTAGCAGCGTTAGGTACAGCGGCCTCTTATGCAGCTCCATACGTGCTACCTGCGGTAGCTGCGGCAACTCCATGGTTGTTGGGGAAAGCAGCTGGAGGGGTACGTAAATTTAAGGAATGGCGAGATCCAGCAGGGTTTCGAAGACAGCAAATATTAAAGCAGGTGGGTGCTACACCGGAACAATATCAACTTAGAAGACAAAGTCTTTCCAGAGCATTGCAGGGAATGCGTCCTATACAGGATGTATTTCATCCAAGAATGGCTCAAATGCAGCAAGCTGGAGATATAACAGCAGGCTTACCTACACAAGTTGGAACAGCTCCACAACCACAGTATGCTCGAGGACTTTCAGGATTATTGGGTGCCATGGATCAAGCTGCAAGATCTGGTTATCAGACAGATTTGGCGCAGATAGGTGTGCGTCGTGGACCTGTAAGAAATCCACTTGGAAGAACATCTGGACAACTTGCTATGATGCAAGATGCTTTGCGTAATAGAATGACAGGGTTAGCACAATCAAGGGCTCAATTACTAGGTGATTTTGCTACAAGAAATGCAATGGCACAATTAGAAGCTGGTAATCTAGGTCTTCAGCGTGATGAAGCTAATACAGCACTTACAAACTTCTTAAATCAACTTAGACAACAACAGCAACAAGGCGTAAGAGCTGATTATCTTGGACAAATGCAACAAAACATAGGTGAAGCTGGCTTGCAAAATATATTAGGTGCTGAACAACAACAGCAGGCTGTAAGGCAATTCCAGATTGGACAGCAACCTGCATATACAGCTCAGCGAGTTCCTCAGCAATTAGGAGGTATATAATGGCTAAAACAAAGAAGAAAGGTATGTCAAAGAAGTCAAGGGCAGTTGTAAAAAAAATTCTGGTTGGTCTACGTAAGGACTTTGATAAAGCAAAGAAGCAAGATATAGCAGCAGGAGGTACGGGATCTTTTGCAGATATAGCATTAAAATCTTTAAACGATGCAGCAGATAGAATGGAGATAACTGCTACGTACGATGACTTTAAAGATTGGAGAGCTAAACATAAACTTAGCGATGCTGAAGCAAGAAACGTTATTAATAATGATCCTAAAACTAAGAGGGAGATACGAGCTCATAATGACTTCCTAAAGACTTTTGAAGGTAAAACATTTGAACCTGCAAAGCGTGTTATAGGTGATACAGGAATAGATCTTTTCAATCAAGCTGCAAACATGAGAAGTCAGGAGACATTAAAAACTCCTGAACAAGAAGAAGCAGTAAGATCACAGATAGAAGGCTTATTAGGGCAACCTGCTTATAGAGATGTACAACAAGGTGCTACCCCTAGGGCAGGTGGTACACAAGCTGGACCGCAACCAGCATCAACAGTTATTGCAGATCAATTGAGAAATTTAATTGGCCAAGCTGCACCACCTCCACCTGGTGAACCTGGTGATACAGATGATGGTGCTGCTAAAGAAGGTCAGCCACAACGGCCAGAATTATTAAGGCCGATGGCGCAAGAATTAATTAATATTGGACAACAAGCATATGAGCGAGGAGCTCCTGAGATTCCAAGGTTTGGCACAGGACGTCC